CTGCTACAGAGGTTGTATATACATGCCCTGCTAACTGTGTAGCTGAGGTTACGTTTATCCATGTAGTCAACGGTGGTGGTAGTACAAACTCTGTAGATCTAGAATGGTATGTAGCAGCTGATGACTACACGTCTCACTTTCTGTCAGGCAAGAGTCTAGGCGCAGGTGATTATGTTACTTTCTCCGGCATTGACCTAGTACTTCAGCCGGGTGACAAGATACAAAACGTACCTACTTCCTCTGGTCATATTGACACTATCATTACTGTAACAGAGACGTTTGTACCTGTTGGATAACACATAGCGGGTATGCAAACTTAGTAGAGGTAAATAGCGCTAACATGAGTATAACTATGTAAGTCTAGCAATGGAGCTAGGCTAAACACATAGGAACATACCATGTACGCACTAATCGTTAAAACATTCACAGACTTTCTCGCAAGCTTACAGAAAGCACAACAAGCCCGTGCTGACTACTGGATTCTAACCAACATGTCAGACAAAGAGTTACATGATATTGGCATTGCTCGTGGAGAGATACGCAATGTCGTAGCAGGAAGTTTCAAATAGTTAGGAGAGCTATTATGGAAAACGTTAAGATACCCTTAGCACTTGTAGCTGCTATGGCTGTACAGCTTGCTGGTGGTGTGTGGTGGGTATCTCAACAGGCTTCCACAATAGCTAACCTAGAAGAAACAGTAAGCCAGCTTGGCTCTAAGATGGCTATTGAAGATAACGTTAACCTTAAACGAGATGTTGAGGGTAATGGAATAGAGATACAATACGTATGGGATGATGTAGAAGAGTTGTGGGAAGAGTTAGACGCTTTAACCCGTACTATCTCTAGGATCACTGAACTGCAACAACGAGTAGCTATTATTGAGAATGAGCTAAAGTACATTGGTCGTAACCACGAAAGTATGCTAGATAAAAAGGGCAAGTAGTTTTGCTATGCGTACTAGCCTTTATATCATTCAACCACGCATGGACTGAAAGTGGTAACAGGCTGTTTCAGTATTGTTACTACGACTGTGGCTTACCTAAGAATGGTCTCTGGTATGACAGAGTGTACAGAGTAAGTTATAACTATGTATGCCCTATAGAGGTTAAGTTCAAATGATTGATCCTTTTACAGCTATGGCGGCAGCTACTACGGCTTACAATGGCATCAAGAAAGCTGTATCAGTAGGCCGTGAGATAAGTGCTATGACTGGCGCAGTATCTCAGTGGTCTAAGGCTGTTAGTGATTTAGACTTCTTGGAGGAAAAAGCTAAGAACCCTCCCATGTACAAGATGTTTAGTGACACTCAATCTAATGCGTTGGAGATATGGTCACAAAAGCAGAAGCTCAAAGAGATGCGAGAAGAACTTAAGGCACACATATCTTGGACGTATGGGCCTAGCGCTTGGGACGAAATAGTACGAATAGAAGCACAGCAACGTAAAGAACAGCGTGAGCTAGTCTATAAGAAGCAAGAGTTCATAGACAACTGCATTAACTGGGCTGTTGGTATTTCAGTAGCACTAGCAGGTGCAGGAGCTTTAATAATAGGGATGTACTTCCTAGGCGTAAAACAAGGCAAGTGGTAAGGAAATAACATGGCTAGAGCACTAACAGAAAAGCAACAGCGCTTCCTAGAGGTACTCTTTGATGAGGCTAACGGTGATGCAGTAGCAGCTAAGAAGCTTGCAGGTTATGACCCTGCATCTAGCACTTCGGCTATTGTTGAAGCTCTCAAGGATGAGATTGGTGAGAAGACACGTACTTACTTTGCACGTGTTGCCCCTAAAGCTGCTATGTCTATGGTAGGTGCTCTGTATGACCCTACTGAGCTAGGCATAAAAGAGAAGATGATTGCAGCTAAGGACTTGCTAGATCGTGCAGGACTTGGTAAGGTAGACAAAATAGACGTAACATCTGGCGGAGGCATCTTCTATCTGCCACCAAAAGAAGGTTCAAACGAATAATACCTGATAGAGATTTAGGGTTCTGGCAGTTACCATTACCTCCCAAGAACCACACAAAAGAATGGCATCCTATAGTTAAGATTGCTAAGAAAGTACCGTTTGGCTACAGGGTAGATCCAGAGAACGATAGGGTGCTTTTACCTATTGAGTCAGAACTTGAGGCTTTAGAGCTTGCAAAGCGTCACCTTAAGCAGTATAGTTATCGTGCGGTAGCAGCCTGGCTAAGTAAAGAGACAGGTAGAACTATATCTTTTACAGGCCTAAAGAAAAGAATCGAAGTTGAGCAAAAACGTAGAAAAGCAATTACAATTAAACGTAAGCTTGCCAAGTGGCTCGAAGAAACGCTTGACCAAATCGAAAAGCTCGAAAGGAAAGGCGCAGGAGCCTACACAGACCCTAACGAAAAGTATTGAGGAGCCTGCATCTACTGTTATAGAGACTGTACCTGCACAAGTTAAAGCACCTGAGTATGATGTTGAGGAAGCTCAGCAGGTAGTATTCAAACCTAACCCTGGCCCACAGACATCCTTCTTGAGTGCGTCAGAACGTGAGGTACTTTATGGTGGAGCAGCTGGTGGGGGTAAGAGCTACGCCATGTTGGCTGACCCTCTACACGGACTGAATGACCCTAACTTCTCAGGGTTGCTAGTCCGACATACTACAGAAGAACTAAGGGAACTAATACAAAAGAGTCAGGAGTTATATCCCCGTGCAATACCTGGTATTAAGTGGTCGGAACGAAAATCGCAATGGACTTCTCCTCAGGGTGGCAGACTTTGGATGTCTTATCTTGATAAAGACACGGATGTCACACGCTATCAGGGTCAAGCTTTTAACTGGATTGGATTCGATGAGCTTACGCAATGGTCTAGCCCTTACGCTTGGGATTATATGAGGTCTCGCTTGAGATCTGCACATGCTTCCAATCTTGGTCTATACATGAGAGCAACAACAAACCCCGGAGGAGCAGGACATGCTTGGGTTAAAAAGATGTTTATTGACCCTGCAATCGGTGATAAGCCGTTCTGGGCAACTAATATTGAAACAGGCGACACGATTACTTTCCCTAAAGGGCATAGTAAAGAAGGTATGCCTCTATTTAAAAGACGCTTTATTCCAGCCTCTCTATTTGACAATCCGTACTTGGCTGACGCTGGCGACTATGAAGCAATGCTTCTCTCGCTTCCAGAGCATCAGCGCAAGCAGTTACTTGAAGGTAACTGGGACATTAATGAGGGTGCAGCTTTTCCAGAGTTTGACCGAAAGGTACATGTCGTGGACGCATTCGATGTACCTGACTCTTGGGCAAAGTTTAGGGCTTGCGATTACGGTTATGGTAGCTACACTGGTGTTCTGTGGTTTGCTGTAGCACCTGATGAGCAAGTCATTGTGTACCGTGAGATGTACGTATCTAAAGTTACAGCTTCTGATTTAGCAGATTTAATACTTGAAGCAGAAGCAAAAGATGGTACAATAAGATACGGGGTGCTAGATAGTTCTTTATGGCACAACCGTGGCGACACTGGGCCTAGCTTGGCAGAGCAGATGAATATGAAAGGGTGTCGTTGGCGTCCGTCTGACAGGTCAAGAGGCTCACGTGTCGCAGGTAAGAACGAGATACATAGACGGTTAAAGGTGGATGAGTTCACTGAGAAGCCTCAACTTGTATTCATGGATAACTGTACAAACACTATTGCACAGATACCTAGTATTCCTCTGGACAAGCGAAACCCAGAAGATGTTGATACTCATGCAGAGGATCACTTATATGACGCTTTAAGATACGGTATTATGACACGTCCACGTAGCAGCATATGGGATTACAACCCAGCAAAACAACGCACTGGCTTTCAGGCTAGTGATCCATCATTCGGGTATTGATAATGGCAGAACAAGAAGAAATGTTTGAAACAGATGAAGTCGTAGCTGCAGAAGACAGTACTGACAGTATCTTTGAGACTAAATCAAGTGTAGTATCTTTTATTGAAGAACGCTACAAACGTGCTGAGGATTCTCGCTTTGCGGATGAGGAACGTTGGCTACGTGCTTATCGTAACTATCGTGGCTTGTATGGTAAGGATGTACAGTTCACTGACACTGAGAAGTCTCGTGTATTTGTTAAGGTCACTAAGACTAAAACACTTGCAGCATACGGTCAGATCGTAGACGTATTATTCGGTAACAACAAGTTTCCTCTTTCTGTAAACCCTTCTGTGCTCCCTGATGGTGTAGCTGAGTCGGTACACATTAACGTTGATCCTAATGCTGCTGCTGCTGGTGAAGCACTAAATCCTGTAACACAGCAAGGCAAAGCACAGCCATACCTACTTGATGGTAACAGTAAGTTAGAACCTGGTGAGACACTAGCAGATCTCTCTAGGCGTCTTGGCCCCCTGTCTAGTAAGCTAGAAGCTGTGTCAGATAAGATCATTGAGGGTGACGGTACTACACCAACTACTGTAACATTCCATCCTGCCATGGTTGCAGCTAAGAAGATGGAAAAGAAGATACATGACCAGCTTCAAGAGTCAGGTGCTTCTACGCATCTACGCTCTATGGCATTTGAGATGGCTCTACTTGGCACAGGTGTCATGAAAGGCCCGTTTGCTGTAGATAAGGAGTACCCTAACTGGGATGATGAGGGTGAGTATGACCCTATTGTAAAGACTGTACCTGAGTGTAGCCACGTTTCTATATGGGACTTCTATCCTGACCCAGAAGCTAAGTCTATGAATGATGCAGAGTATGTTGTTCAACGTCATAAGATGTCTCGCACACAGCTACGCTCACTCAAGTCTCGCCCTTACTTTATGTCTGACTCAATTAGCATGGCTATTGATAAAGGCCCCAGCTACATTCAGAAGTACTGGGAAATGACTATGGAGGATGACGATACACAGCCAGCCTCTGAGCGTTGGGAAGTATTAGAGTTCTGGGGCTTTGTTGATACGTCTGTACTTGAACAGCATGGTGTGGCTATCCCCAAGGCACTTAAAGATTTAGATGAAGTAAACTGTAACGTGTGGATCTGTAACGGTGAGGTACTCCGCTTTGTACTCAATCCATTTAAACCTACACGTATCCCTTACTACTCCGTACCCTATGAGCATAACCCTTACTCCTTCTTTGGTGTAGGTATTGCTGAGAACATGGATGATACTCAGACATTGATGAATGGCTTTATGCGTATGGCTATTGACAATGCTGCACTGTCTGGTAACCTCATCATTGAAGTAGATGAGACTAACCTAGTTCCGGGCCAAGACTTATCTGTGTACCCAGGCAAGGTGTTTCGGCGTCAGGGCGGTGCTCCAGGGCAAGGAATCTTTGGTACTAAGTTCCCTAACGTAGCACAAGAGAACATGCAACTCTTTGATAAGGCACGAGTTCTAGCTGATGAGAGTACTGGATTCCCTAGTTTTGCTCATGGACAAACCGGAGTATCAGGCGTTGGGCGTACAGCTTCTGGTATTTCTATGCTTATGTCTGCTGCTAACGGTTCTATTCGGACGGTAGTTAAGAACGTAGATGACTACTTGATTCGCCCACTAGGCAAAGCTTTCTTCTCATTCAACATGCAGTTCGACTTTGATGAGAAAATTCGAGGTGACTTAGAGGTACATGCCTCTGGTACAGAAAGCTTGATGGCTAACGAAGTACGGTCACAACGCTTGATGCAGTTCCTGCAAGTTGCACAGAACCCAGTACTAGCTCCCTTTGCTAAGATGGACTACATCATCCGTGAGATTGCTAAGTCTATGGATCTTGACCCAGACAAGGTTACTAACTCCATGCAGGATGCGGCTATCCAAGCTGAGATCCTAAAAGGCTTCCAGGCTCCCGTACAGCCTCCTGCAGGGCCAGAAGGTGTAAACATGCCTCAGGGTAGCCCTGCGCCAGAAGGACAGGCTCCACAGGGCGTACAGGACACCTCAGGTGGTGGTGGCTCTCAGATAGGCATTGGCACAGCACCTACACCAGGTGAGCAAGGGTTTACTGGTAATGTCGCTTAAGAGCTTCGTAAACGATAAGGCTAAATGGGATGCGTTTCTAGTTGAGATTGAGGAGCGCATCTCCATACAACACCGTAGCATGGAGAGTGTTACAGATACCGCTGAACTATACAGACATCAGGGTGCTTTACGTGCTCTTAGGCAACTACAATACTTGAGGGACAAAGTGAATGGCTGAGGTAGGTAGATCTACAGGGAAAAATACTCAGGCTGGTCGTGAAGTATATGAAACGTCTGAGGGAGAAATGGTTTCTGAAAAATCTACTACCTTTAAGTATAAAGGTGAGTGGATCAATGTACCTACTATCTTTGAGGGCCGCTCTTATGACGATGACACTATTAGGATGATGTTAGATGCGGAAGTCATAGAACCCACAAGTGTCCATAAAAGTAAAAAAGATGCAATAAAGTCTGCTATAGAAAGAAGTAAGTCTTTAAAGTTTAATGAAGGTGGAGCAGTAATGGATGAACAAATGCAAATGGCCTTCGGTGATCAACCAGAGGTAGACCCTGTGTCAGGCAATGAAGTCCCTACAGGCTCCTTACCAGAAGAAGTACGTGATGACATTCCCGCTCAACTAAGTGAGGGTGAGTATGTTGTACCTGCTGATGTAGTTCGTTTCTTTGGTGTCAAGTTCTTTGAGGATCTACGCACAGAAGCTAAGACAGGCTTCAATGCTATGGAAGCTAATGG